GAAAACAAGACCGTTGCGTTTGCTAAATTATTAGTTATTGTACTAACTTGATTCGCTAAACTGTAGTTTTTAAAAGTCCTCCGGGGCTTATTTTTTATACCAAGAAAGGAGATACCATGGAAAAAATCAAAGTAAACGGTCAAGAATTTGACCTAATCCCGATGGGGATATCAAGCTCGGACAAGAGACGGTGTTTTACTATATCGACCTTATTATCCCCATCCGAGATAGAGACGGCCTTTGCAGATGTAAGCAATATCCAGTATGTATCCGAAGAGGGTGAGGTATTAAGGGCCTATCTTGATTGCGTATCCTTAAAAGGCTATACACGTGACATAGGGGCAGGGACTTACACAGTGGAGTTGTCTACGGATGCGGTGGAAAAGAGACTGCAAGAGATCACAAGTGGACTGACCTATTCAGAGCTGGCACTTGTCGAAGTATACGAAATGTTATTGGAGGTGATGGGGTAATGGCGAATGTTTATGCAAACTTGATCCGAAAGGGAATTAAAACCATAGAGGACGTGCCGGAAAATTTAAGGGCAGAAGTGGAAGCGATATTAAATGCTTAGGAAACTATTAATTTTTATTTATAGAAGGGAGATTGAAACTATGGCAATGATTTATGTATCTTTGATCGTAAAGGGGCTTAAGAACTTTGCAGAGGTACCAGCAACACTGAAGGACCAAGTAAGACAGATTTTGATTGACATCGATTGTGAACATTTAATAACCGAGTAACCATGTGGGTCGTGAGTGTAGGAGCTTGCGGCCCTATTCTATTAAAAATAAAAAGAAAGAAGGTAAAGGGAATGGAAAAAGTAACATTAGCAAAAGTAACATTGATAACAGTTATAAGCACAGTTGGTAGTTTTTTTGCAAATCTATTTGGAGGATGGACAAGCGATTTGGTGACATTACTCATTATGATGGGCATTGATTTTTCTATGGGGCTGCTGATTGCGGCAGTCTGGAAGAAATCCGGAAAGTCAGAGAACGGTGCATTATCCTCATGGAGTGCTTGGAAAGGATTGTGCCGGAAAGGCGTATCTTTATTATTTGTATTAATTGCATTTAGGCTGGATATCGCTTTAGGAGTTGATTATATCCGCACAGCAGTTATTATCGGCTTTATAGTAAATGAGTTAATATCAATAGTCGAGAATGCCGGAGTAATGGGTATCCCTATCCCGGGAGTGATAATCAGGGCTATAGACATACTAAAAAACAGATCAGAAGGTGATAATAATGGAGATAGTTAAAAGATATCTTACAAAAAACCGCTGTTATACTAATGCAACTAAAATCCAAGTCGAAAAGCTGGTATTACATAGTCTTGGAGTGGCTCAACCTAATGCGCAAGTGTTAATTAACTCTTGGGATAGTGCAGATGCGCAAGTGTCTATCCATGCGTTTGTCATGGATAATCAAGTAATCCAGACACTGCCTTGGGATTACAAGGGATGGCATGTCGGAAGCGGGCCTAAGGGATCATATAATTCATGCGCAATCGGAGTAGAAATTTGCGAGCCGGCCGGGCATAAGTACAATGGCGGTACCATGGTAGGCTATGATATTGCTAAAAACGCAGGGTACTTTACAAAGGTGTATAATAACGCAGTTGAGCTATTTGCGCAGCTCTGTAAATCATTTGATTTGGATCCGATCAAGGATATTTTGTGCCATTGCGAGGTACATAAAATAGGATATGGCTCCAATCATTCCGATGTTATGCATTGGTTTCCGAAGCATGGTAAGAGCATGGATACCTTTAGGGCAGACGTTAAGGCAAGACTTAATAAAAGTACTGTACCAACTAGGGCCATCACACCCGATTCAGATCCTGAGGATATCAACTGGCTCAAAAATAAGCTCAATGCATTGCTGCCAAATATCACCGGTATCACTCCATTAAAGCTCAACGGTAAGTTTGATCCGGAGCTGAGGATTGCAATATTGATATATTGGCAGCTACTCGGCTGGGGCAACTTAAAGGATGACGGTACCAAGGCTGGTACTAATACAATTAAGGCATTGGCTGCAGGCAGAGTAAAATAATCGTTTCGACGTCGAAACAAAACCCCGGTCATTTTCTGGCCGGGGCTATTTTATCTCTTCTTTTCATTCAATTTATCTGCTAACTTATTTCTTTCATCTAATACTTCTGAATACGTCCCATTAAGCATAGTGCTTGATAATATTAAAACATCGACTCCGAGTACGAAGGTATCTATGTCATCGTCTTTATTATGCAGGATATCCAATTTGTTCTTAATGATACCAAGCTCTGAATATGCCTCATCATAATCATAATCTTTGTCCAAATAATTATCCGCTACCATTAAAGCATCTATGCCGTAATTATATGCTTGTACGCTATATTCGGACGGCTTACCATTTTGAAAAAAATAAATTATTATAATAATCGCAATTACCATGACCGACAAAGAAGATATAATGACTATATTTTTTTTATTATATTTCTTTACCTTGTAACCGCAATGAGGGCATGTTTTTGCCTTATCAGATATTTCATTTCCGCACTCTTGGCACTTTATTAATGACATATAGGTTCACTCCTTAATATTTATAATTGGATTTAATACCATAGAAATGATTTGTAAATATCAATTCACATACATGTTGAATATCTGCTATGCTATTAATAAACATGGGTTCCTTAGGGACAATTTTATTGTTCCCACCTATATCCACAGTTTTGGCAGATCGACCATGTTTCAGGTGATGCCTTATATCCATATAAATATAATAATAGTATCGCGATCCATCCAATAACAGGCAATATAATAAACATTATTTGTCCACTGCTAAATAGAGTATTAACAAACAGCTTAAATGGTAGCCTTTTTCTTTTATTAACGGTTACGATTTGAGTAAATATATTGTTACTCCCGCATCTTTCACAAATCATAAATTCCCTCCTGTGTACATACCAATGTTTACCAAATAATTATAGAACTAATAACATAATTTGTAAACAAAAAGATGCCCCGCGCACCATTCCGTTAATGCGCAGGGCAAATGTATTATTGGGTGATATAATCATAACATGTAAGGGATATTCTGTAAATTGTCTATAAAGATGAAAAATTAGCATTTTATAGTATATATTGCACATTTTTTGTTTATATATCAAGATACATCTTTTTAATATAATGCGACCTGATGGTATCAAGATAAAAAAGAGATCAAATCAGTAAAAAAAGTTCTTTTCCATTCCATGTGCATTCGCTAAATAAATCCTCTATAAATTTAGCTTTATCTTTGTATCCTAATGAATCAAATGACTTAAGATAATTCACGATACGATCCTGGATCTCATTTATCGTTGCCATATTCTTCTTATTTTCCTGCTCGGTCATGTTTAATTCCCTTAGCTCATAGTTAAGACTAATAATTTGTTTATCAAGCTTTTCGATTTCAGAAATAATATACTTAGCAGCAGAGGATCCCTGGCAATCTTGCAAGGCAATAGTTAAATTACCAATTTTTTTCTCTATAGTATTGATTTCCTTGGTAATCAGTGAGGAACTCCGGATCGGGACGGATTGATCTGGAGTATTCTTTTTTATAAGCCTTGCAATCATATCCTTGTTTACTGACAAAACTCCTAATAGCTCCAACATTGCATCATCCAGCTTTTTCACACTAACCATTTTCATATCGCAATATGCTACCCCTCTCCGATTCCGGTTTTGGCAGTAGTAATTATCGTATACCTTGTTATAATATTTATCGACTTTATGCTGTACTCTCATAGAATATCCACATTTACATCTTAAAGTTCCTTTAAGTATGCCTATCTCATGCTTACGAGATTTATCAATTACGTTTTTTCCAAATCGCTCCTGGACTGCAAGCCATTTTTCTGCTGACATGATAGGCTTATGAATTCCAATGGATATGATCCATTTATCTGAAGTATTTACAGTATGCTTCTTTCTTTTTCCCCCTGTGGTTCTTCCGTATGCCATGACCCCGTTTTGTCCATCAAACTTATTTTTTTCAACTGCCATAATGCAACCTCTGTTATTAAAATAATCATAAATCTCCGGTGTGGCAGCCGCATAATGAGGGTTTTTAAGAATGCTATAAAGCTGAGATGCTGATAGATAATGCCCGTTAATAGATTTAATGCTTTTCTTGCGAAAATACGTTTCTAGTCCACTAAGAGAAACCCCTTCTAAAAATGTATCATAAATCATGTTTAAGAAAGGTACTTCCTCCTCGTTCTCTATTAAAATGGTATGTTTTTTTCCATTAAGAAAAATTTTATTTAGGCTAAACCCTATAGGAGCTTTTCCTCCGGCCCACTTCCCAGACTTAGCGAGTTCAATCATGCCATCTTTTACTCGTTCAGCAATTGTTTCACGCTCCATTTGGGCGAACACCGAGCAAATATACATCATAGCTCTTCCTAGCGGCGTTGAGGTGTCAATTTGCTCCTTTACAGATACAAATTCAACATTATTCTGCTGCAAGATATCAAATGTCTTTGAAAAATCAAGGACGTTTCTGCTTAAACGATCAATTTTATAACATATCAATACGTCTAATCTTTTGTTTGTAATATCTTTCATGAGGCGGTTGAATCCAGGCCTGTCAGTATTTGCACCTGAAAAACCCTCATCCTCATATGTAATTACTGTAGTGGCTTTGTAATTATTATGAGCATATTCTTTACATATTTTATTCTGGGCTTCTGTACTATCTGATTTATCTGAATATACAGATTTTCTCACATATACTCCTATGTTCATTGTAATCTCCCTTATATAAACTCCATAACCCCTAAACATGGCTCAAAATATACCACATATCCTTTGACCTTTGCCATTAATCCGTATTTACTTCTATAACAGTCAATGGCGCTTCTTAAAAAATCTTCTGTTACATCCAAGTAATCAGCTATTTCAAATGTATTGCGGCAACCAGCTTTGTAAGACGCGATAATGCCTTCAAGCCCAACCATTAAATCGTAAGCTACGTTTCTTGCTTGGTGCTCCTGCTTTCTATTGTTTATGTTGTCTTGGTTAAGTATGTCTCCAAAAGACGTAAGATGGTGACCTATTTCCTCGGCAAGAATACACCCTTTTTCTATTAAGGTTATATTTTTTTCAACAGCAATACATCCATCGACATATAAACCTTTTAAACCTTTTACTTTACTCAGATCTGCTTCTATAACCAGTAACTCCCCATGTTGCATTTGTAATTCTTCATAAGTCAATAAATCGTCTCCCTCTCAAGATCATAAAATAATTATAATATAAAGGCTGGACAAGTTATGTCTATTTCTTATTTTTTCTAGCAGCCAACAATAGTTGCTTATAATCCTCAATTTTTTTCAGTTCTTCCTCGGTCCAATTTTTATTGTCGTCTTTATGTGCGGCTATGGTTTCGGCATTTTTCTCTGTTTTTATTCGCGACAATG